GCGGACTATAGCTCCCGGTCGGCGGTGACGGCCATGGCCAGGTGACGTTGTAATCCTGCAGCAGTTGGACCTGATAAAAACCGATATCGCCCGAATGCACGAACTGCTGGTCGACGTCCGTGAAGCGACGGCTGGGCGCGCGGTTCAGATCGATCAGCGAATTCTCTGCCGTTATGCTGATAGTGGCCGTCGAGCCGCTCTCCGTAATCGTTGGCACGTCGAGGCTCCCGAGAAAACACTGCACGGGATCTTCAATGACCTGGTTATCCGAGTCGAGAAATGCGACCCACACTGTAGCCACTGAATTCTGGCGGACCGCATTGATCGCGTCCGTGAGCAGCTCCACGGGAATTCCAGAAAGCGAAAGCGTTATATTTTGCGCGACCACATCGCCGACTTGCGGGATCGCGCGAATCTGGCCCATCCATCCCATACCGACAAACGTTTGTCCGTAAGGAAAAGAAGAATCCGGATCGAAGGCCGGGCCAGCCGGCGTCTTGGTGCCGAAGCCCGTCCACATCCAGACTGTGTCTCCGTCGAATTGAATCTCGACGAAGAACGCCGGAACGATCTGGCCCGAGAGCACGGCGGAAAGAACTTGTGGACTTGTCTTGCGTGGCATCTCAGATCGCTTCGCGTGCCTTTAACTGAAAGGTGAGAGTTTTGGTTTTGTCGGCCGGCGCTTCGCGTCGATTTTCAGCCAGGCGAAATGTTCCAACTGGATTCGAGAGGATGACTGCCGTTCCCGCGCCCGGCTGTTCCCGTAAGCTCGGGAAAAAATCAAGCACCGCGTTGCCGCTGGAGTCGCTATCAAGAGGATTCGGATTCACGTACTGGTAGAGCCGGGTGTGCGTAGCGACCGCAAATACTGCACCGGAAGACTGAAATCCCCCTCCTGTTAGCGTCCCGGCGTAGTCGGCAACCAACAGCGGGAAAAAATTCTGGACGGAAAAGACGGTCAATACAAGTCCGTTGAGATCGCTGGCCGGATCGAGACCTTCCAGAATGAATTGCGTTCCCGGAAGGTTTGCGAGCTGGTCCGCAGTCCACGTGTTTGTCATCTCCATAATGAGCTGACCGCTTACGAGAACGATGTCCTTAATGGTATTGAGTGCTGGCTGGATCGGCGCCGGTGCGGTGAGCTGAAAGAAGTCACCGGGCAGCAAAAGTCCGCTGGTGCTAGGCCTCCATCCGCTCGTGTGCAGCAGATTACTTCCGGCTTCGTCCGCGCCCACGCAGACCGGAGTGCCGAGCGCGGATCCGCGCGGTGCACTCGCCAGCGGCGGTCCCCAAAGGAATGTTCCAAACTTGCCGTGCAGCGCTCCTAGAAATGCGTCATAAGCTGCGCCCTGATCCCAGGTCATTTCGGGCCACACGAGATCCAGCTCCCAGTGCTGGTCCTGCCACATCTGCTCTTCGGCCGAACCATCGAACGGAGAAATGTTTTCTCCGATCGCGTCGAACTTTTTCAAGTTCGCTTTAGCGGGACCGAGAAGAGTTGGTGGACTGAGTGGATAAGAAAATGTGGGCATGAATGTTGGACCGGATCCTGTTGCCGGCGCAGGTGGCTTGGGTGAGGGAACTGCAGCTATCAGCGCTGCCTGGGCGACGTCGACACTTCCGAGATGCTGTGTGGAAACGATGAGCGCAGTCTGAGCAACATCAGCGTGGCCGCTGCTAACACCCTTGGCTGCGACGATGAGTGAAGCCTGAGCAACTTGCTGCTCACCAAGGTCTCCAGCGGTATCCGTGGGGATTGCAATGATGAGCGCCGCTTGCGCGACATCAACATTGCCAACACCTTCGGACCGCTCAGCGACAATGAGCGATGCCTGAGAGACTTCCTGCTGGGCCACTTAACTCGCCTCATATTGCCCGATTTGAGCGGCGTCCGCGGCTGCGGCTGTCCAGGGCGCACTTGTATGGGGATCGTTAACCGGCGCGAGCGCGTCGGAGTATGCCCAGGACGAAGGTAGAGTGACGGCCGTTGCCTTGAAATCGGATCCGCTGGATCGAAGGACCTGCTGGGCTGTACGAACAGCACCATCGTCTTTTTGCATATAGTGTCGCAGAACCATGAATAGCGGAGGAGCAAGCAAGCCGGCGGACTGGGTATCGTACGTGTCCTCCTGGCCCAGGGTCGCACTCGACACGAATTTGGAAGTATTCGGAGGAATGGAATTCACGCAGTTGACGTTCGGAGTGGCGCCGTTCGGCGTCCACTGACTGAGATCGCCCGCGGCACTCGGCATCTTCGTGATGAGGCGCACGTCGCCGATCATGGCATTGTTGGTGCTGCCCGTGTTATCGAAGACGCGAACATCGTCGTAGTAGATCCCCGATGCGAGACCATTCGAGAAATCGCCAATCTGCAAAACGTTGCCGAAAGTGTTGGAACTATTTTTCGTATTCAATCCTGTCGATGAGATCGCGGGCGTAGGGGATCCGTCGAGATAAACGGCGACTGCGCCGGCGCTCGCGTCGATAGTGATTTGCACTTCTGCAAATCGCCAGGTGGCGGCAGCGATGATGCCTGGAGCTGTGGCCGAGCCGATAGCCACTCCGCCCGATGGTTCATTGCGATAGAACTGCAGAACTCCGGAGGCGCTCACTCCCAGCGATACCTGGGTGGTTACGTTGTCGAGAATGCCGACTATATGGCAATTTCCACCGGTCGGGAGCGCGGGGATATAGAAGGCAAAGCCGATGATGTACGTGACCGAATTCGCCGGCAGGTTCTTCCGCGCGTACGCGCCACTGGAGAACCCGCAGCCCTGGCCGGTGATTCCCGACGGCGGCGCAAATCTCCGAAAGGTGGCGCTCAGCGTAGGTGCGGTGCCTGCCACCAAGTCCCACAGTGACGATAGCGTAGTGTAGTTATCGAAGGGATCGCAGAAGAGATATGCCATGGAATCAGGTCCTTTGCCGAAAAAAGTGAAAAGGTTTGCAGGTTCTAAAATCGCTAATACTTTTGGGCCATTGCGCTGGTCTAGGGCTGTGGGATCATTGCGGGGTCTGCTGGAGAAAAGTGAAAAGATGAAAATCAATCTGACGATCGCCGCGGCGATCCTGCTAATGCTGGCTGCGACTGTTGGCTCAGCTCAACAAAACGCAACTGGCGGATATGAATCCCCTGTCGCCCCTGCCATTCCTGCAGCGCAACAACCAAGCGATATTCCTGCGGCCAAACCGGATCCGCGCGTCCTAGTGCAGGCCATTTCGACCGGTAATACATGGGGCGCCCAGCGAGATCAATCGATCGAAATGACAAAGGACTTTCAGCGGGACTGCCCTCACGTCATCATGACCGTGAATCCGTCGGCTGCTGACTACACCGTATCCCTTAGACATATCGAGGTGGGGTTCTCGAGAGACAATCAAATCGTTGTTTCGAACAGAATCGGAGATGTTCTTTCGACGAGTGAAAAGGGAAGCATCGCTGCCGATGTAAAGAGTGCTTGTGGCATGATCATCTCGGATTGGACGGCCGACTCTGTAAGACTTCCCGGCGATGCTGCGCGTCGTGCTTTCTGCGATTCCCTGACCTTGCATCTTCGCGAGATAGGAAGCGGCTATGCGCAACTTGCCGGCACTGTGCTAACAGTCCACTCCAGCAGGGCCGATGAAGGTCATTACGAATCCATGCTCCGCTCGAAGATGAAAGGTGGTGGCACGATCGAGGAGGAGCTTCGAGATCGAGGATTTTCAAAACTGATTTACACCAACGATCACAACAAAAACTTCACATGGCTGTCTCCATCAGCTAGCCAGGCCGCTTCCGCAAACTAATCTCGCGCTGCATGCTGGCGCTTGATTGCATTGTCCGCTGCTCGCTCTGAGTAATCATTTTTGCAGCGTCAGCTTTCCTCATGAGGTCGTCAGTCACGACGGCCCCTCGCATGTCGTAGTGATGATGAACGTCGCCGCCGCCCTTGCCCAGCGGAGTGACGTGCGCTCCTCCGGAATTCAGATCGATCTCTTCCGCTCCCGCCTCACCCGCTATGAAGCGGCCACCTGGTGTTACGTCCCCACCGTCCGCAAAGAATCCCGCAAAATCGTCGGTAGAAGCCGCGGCTGCCGCGCCTCCGCCTGCCGCACCGCCCAGTCCGGGCGTAAGAGACAATCCTGGCACCGCCCCACTCTTGACCGTTGAGCTCATCAGGGCCGAGGTATTTGCTCCGAGAGCAGTCGTATTAGCCGTGATAGCGGCCGTGTTCCCAGCCTCCGGTCCTCCGCCTTTTCCAAGACCTCCGAGGATCCCGCCGATCCTGCCTCCGATCCCGGTCTTTCCAATTTCGGAGCCAACGCTGGAAATGGTTTTGGTGAAAGCGAATTTGAGCGTAGTTTTCTCAAGATCTTTCGCGATGCTTTCCCACTCGCGTTTCCAGTTGCGGGTGCCATCTACAATCGCATTTGCCAGGTTGTCTTCGAATCCTTTGACGGCTTTGTTGAGAATGTCGAAGGCGAACGCCCCGTTCTTGCCCGCCTCGATCTGCATCTCTATCCAGAAAGCGTGAAGTCCATCAGTTACTTTGCGACTGGCCGCTAGCTGCTTTTCTTCCTCTTCCTCCAGGTGACGTAACGCACCTGCATATGCAGCGGCGCCTTGAGCGCCGCCAATGAAGTTGCCATTCGCGTCCTTCAGAATTAACCCGAGCTCCTTTTGCGCAATCGAGAATTTCTGGAGCGGCGTGAGAGCATCTTCGTAAGCCTTCTTCATCAGCTCAAGCTGTTTTTTTGCCCCGCCACAGCTCCGCTGTTAGCCAGAGTTGGCATCGCCGATGTGAGATCCAATGCCGGCAGCGCTCTTTGCGATCCTCTTGTTTCTTTAGTGTCTTCAAAATACTTTTTCAGTTGGGCCTGCGATTCGAGTTCTCCTGTAACGGCCGCAAGCTTCTGTCGCGCCTGGTCGGCGCTGATGTTGAACTGTGCGAAAAAACCTTTGTCTCCGAGTTGGTTGCGGAGTTGAGTAATCTTTATCATGTCCGCATCGAAAGCGGTGTCGAGGCGAGCAATCTCATCTGTTCTGTCCAAAGCATCGTGCAGCGCCTTGCCCATGCCACGGGAAGAATCGGCGAGTCGATCTTGTTCCGTTCTAATTTTGCGCAGCCCCTCCATCGACGCCTCGGCGTCATCGAGATTTCCTTGGGCACCGATAATTGTGCGGTTGCGCTTTGCTTGTTCCTGCATTTCCTTCAAGCCGTCTATGCGGGCCTGGATAGTTGCTAGCTCCTCCGGTGAAGGCCCTTGCAGGTCATGATGTATGACCTGACTGCCGTGGGGGCCTGCTGTGACGTAAACGGAGGCAGCGGCCTTCTCCTGAGCGGCGAGCATGTCTTTCTGCTGTTGTTGCGCTTGAGCCAATTGATCCGTGAGGTATTGCGCCGCATCGTGAGTGCCCTTAAGCGCGTCGGTCTTGGAGAGCTCCTCGAACTTACCCTTAAAAACGTTCATCTCATCGGCGATCTTCTCGACGCCCAAAGTGCCGTTCGAATTCCAAATCTCGTGCCATATTTTTCCGACTCCAGCCCAAAACGTCATCTGAGACGCGGCGGCGATGGCTTCCTTGTTCTCGGCTTCAGTGAGCGCGTCAACGAACGCAGCCGTCTTCTGCACGCTTTCGGCATAATCCGCCATGGCCTTGAATCGACCTGCTGAGACGCTGTCTCCAGCGAGAGTAGCGGTTTTCGCGAGAATGCGATCGAGTTGCGTTTCGCTCGCGATCGCGGCGTCGGCGATGACGTTCTTCGTCTTGCGGACTGCATCCGCGTATTCTTCCTGTTTTTTCTTGGCCTCATCCATCTTGCGGGAGATGCCTTCCGCAAATTCGAACGCGGCCGTGCCGAGAGCGCCGACTACTCCCACGCCGAGAATCGCCTGAAGACCTTTCGCCAGGCCCGGCATTTCCTGCGTGATGATCCTGACCAGCGGCCGGGAGATGTGGATCCCGAGCGACTCATCGATGAGGCGCAGGGATTCTGCGCCTTCGCGCGAAGACTCTTTCCACTGGCGTTTCATTTCGCCGGTTGCAAAAGCGTTTACGCCCTGGACGCCCTTCATCTTTTCGAGGAAGTCAGAGGGATCAAGGCCCAGCCGAGCGGCCATAGCGCCGACGTTGAGTGTGCTCACAGCTTCAATCCTTCCAGGCCTTCGCGAATGGTGTTTGCGACAACTTCCATGGCTTCATCTTTTTTGGCGTCGTATGCAGGACGGAGCCAGGGATACGGAGGGGTATCTCCGGATCCGGTTCCGAACTCACGCGCGCGCAGATTGAGCCGGCCGGCGCGTTGTACGTCTGCGCGGCGCGAGGAGGCCGATCCCGCAGGACCGTGGCCGGTCTCAAGAAACAATCCATAGACGCCTGGTGAAGACGAAGTGTCGAGCTTGCCGGCATAGCGGCCGCGGTGTCGCACTTTCAAATGATCCAAATCGTAGGCAGGTCCGATGAGGACATACTTTTCGCCTTCAGCATCAAGCACGCGCGTGACGGTGATGACGTCGCCGGCGAGATCGCCCGTGAGCTTGCGCACATTTGTTTGCGCCTGAGCGCGAACGACTTCACCGCCGGCCGAGAGAGCACGCCGAGCGAGAGGATCGGCCACAATGATGGCAACCTTGTCTAGCCGAGCTGCGAGCTCGGGCAAGCCCTCGAAATCGAGTGATGTATTCATGGTTTGGGTGCGACGTACCTCGCGCCGAATAAGCGTTGTTTGTAAGCTTCGATCTCTTCCTTGGTGGGAACGCGATTCATTTCTCGCTCGCGTTCTGCGAGTTCTTCCGGGGTGGGCGGCATGAAATCAGCCGCGGTGAGGGACTCCGGATGTTCCTTACGATCGAGATTCACATTCCAGATTTCCGCCTTGATGCCGGCGGCGAGCCAGCGTGACTCTTCGCGGCGGATCTGCGCGCGCTCCATCAGCGCATCGAGCGCGATCGGAGTCATGGCGAGAAACTCCGCATCGCTTAGTTGAAGATCGAAGCGCGCGATCGCCCAAAGAAGAGTTAGTCCGCTGGCTCGATCCCCGCCGGCTCCGGGATCTTCTCCGTCTCCGGCGCCTGCCCGTTTGGGCTTTCTGTCGCTTCCTTAACTTTTTCCCGGACCTTCGGGAAATAGCACAAGAGCGTATCCAGCACCGCATTAGCCAGAGGACCGACGTTGTTGAAGTCCACTAGCTTGCCGAGCTCCTCGCGCGTGCAAGGGGATTTCCAACTATGGTCATCCTGTTCCTGATGAAGCCCCGCCCACAAAGCAGCCAGGAACCGCTCCGGATCGTCGAGCGGATCGATCTTGTCCCAGGTGGACATCCGGAAAAGATTGTCGCCCGTCTCCCGCTTGTAGAGGATTATGGCGTGCAGCGTGTAGGCGAGCGGGTACTCCTTGCCGCCGAGCGTCACGAGGACGGGAGCCGTCCCCGTGAGTTCCTGCTCCAGTAGAGCATTCTTCATGGAAGTCGAACCTTTCGTTGCTGGTATATGAGTCTGGGAGTACAGATCTCGGTTATTCAGAGATCGGAGCTCCGCCGGACGGGGTCAGGGTTTCGACGCCGAAGATGTCCATTTCGAAGTCAAACATATTGACCTTGTAGCGATCGATTTTCGGCGCTTCGAACTTAGTGATATAGCCCAGGCCGGTCGCAATCGTGCCGTCGACGAGAATGATCTTGTAGCCGACCTGAATCATGCTCTGCTGATAACCCTGCAGCGCGGTGATGGCCGGATTCTGCGGGTCATAGACGCCGCTGCCGGAATACTTTCCGTTGTCGACGACGACGGGCACGGGAAATTTATTGTTCCCAGGCGAGTCGAGGCAGGTGGCATCGTCGGTGTCAGTCTTCGAGCTGGTGCGTTCCAACTTCTGCAATTGCGGCAGAATGGTGTAAGGGCCTGAGAAAGGCGAGAGGTTGAAGCCGATCGAGCTGCCTCGACCGCCGTAACTAACTGGGTTTGCCATGGTGAATGCTCCTTGGAAATGTGATTTGTGAAAAGGGTTTTTGCTAAGAGGGAAAAGTGACGCCGCCGACGACGCGCAGCTTAAAGCTGTATCCGATGAGTTTGTTGGCCTTGATGCTCAGCGGTTTGAACTCGCTCACCATCGCCTGGAAGGTATAAATGCTTTCGTCCTCATCAGGCATGACGACTTTAAAATCTGCGATCGTGCAACTTGCGTGAAGTGCCGCGAGAGAGAGCGTGACCGTATCGCTCGGATTCAGCAGGCCTTCGCAATCCCATTCGCCCGAGTCCACCTGGACCGGGTAAGGTTGAGTGGTGTTGCCGGGCGTCGTCAGGTTCGTCTGATCGATGACGGTCTGCTTCGATCCGCCGGGCTCGATGCGCTGCAGTTGGACCAGAGGCGTGTAGTCAGTTCCGCCGTCGGTAGACACCATGAGCTGCGATCCGCGGCCGTTCCATGTAATTGGGGCTGACATGCGACTGCAGGATTGCTAGTTGCCCTTGAAGGCCATGGCATAGCCAACTGTCTTGTCAGAGGTAGCGCATCCATTCCAGGTGGGCGCGGCGCCGTTGCTGGTGTTGATGGCGCCGGCGCTAACTTCACCGTCGACGGATTGCTCGTTGGGACTGGTGTATCCAGCTCCGCCCGTGATCGTCCCACCGTCACAACCGTTGGTAGTGGTGTCGGCCATCAGTGCTTGCATGACGACTTCGACAGAACCGCTGAGGGTTAGAGAAACGCCAGAACAATTCGTGCAAGCCGCATTAGAAACGGCATTCGCGTTGTCGAACGAAATCGAAGAGCCGGTGTAGGAATATTCAAAAATGTGGATGATCGCATCTTCGACCGAGCCGGCCGTCGCATTCGCCCAGTTGCAGGTGACCGATGTAGTCCCGGAAATAGAGCTTATGTTATAGGCGCCACCTAGCGTGATGTAATTGTGCGTTGCCAGAACCGCGACATTCGCCGTGGCTGGCGGCGTGAAAGCATTTGCCGTCGACGTGATGCTGGTGGGTAGAGCATTAGTGGTCGAGGTCGGATAAACGAGAAAGCAAAATGCACCCACGCCGTGGCCGCTGCCGAGAGCCGTGATGGTCGCGGTGCAGACCTTAACCCCGCCGCCGCAATCTTGCGCGTAGTTGTGGACCAGGGTAAATATTCCGAGGCCTCCGCCGCCGGCCGCCGTTCCTCCTACACCCATCAGAGGAAGACTGACCTGCGCATTTAGTGAGCAGCAGAGCAGAAGAATCGTCGCGATTCGCAGCGCGGTTTTACTGCAACACATAGCTGCCGCCTCCAGAGACCTGGCCAGTACTCGACTGCAGAAGGCAGACATTGTCGGCCGCGGTCGCTTCCGTGCCGATCTGGTATGAACCATCGCCGTACGTTTCGCCACCATTCGCTGCGAAATTCTGACCGGTCGCTGCTGTGGATCCACCGAAGCCTTTGAGTCCAGCTGTGCCGCTGGCGCAGACCGTCCCAGTGCCTTCAACGAGAGCGATATTTTGCGCGGTCGCTGTGACCACATGGTACGAACAAATGTAAATTTTCTTTCCGGAAGTTCCGGCGATGAGCTGCGTGCCCGTTGCCTGGTTGATCGAGAATGTGGTGTGAGCATTCCCCTGGCAAGGATCCACGATGTAGCCCGTGCCCGCGGAGTCCGAGAGTTTTACGCCACCGATTGAATTCGTGCCTGCCGGCAGCGATCCCGCGATCGCCACAGTGTCCGCTTGCACGTAATCGACGCTGATGGTGCCGGCAGTGGGATAGGTGCCGCAGGCGAAGGTGACGCTCAGCTGCGCGGCCGTCTGCAATCCGGAAGCAGAATTCACGGCGATCGTTGTGATGCCATTCGCCGGCGTTACCGAAATTGGGGATCCATTGTTGATCAGGTTGCCTAGGCTGTCCGCGTTCTTCAATTGCAGAGTGCAGGTGAGCGGAGATCCGGTGATCGAAGCAAACGTGACGTATAGAGTTCCGAACCCGCTGAAGCGCGAGAGGCGTACAGGCGAGGACGTCGACGCAGTCGCGGTCGCGACGGCCGTGGTCAGGAGGTTCGCATAGTTGTAACTGATGATTGGATCTTCGGCTGCGAGCACTCCGGAATTGTTGAAGAGCAATTGACCTGCAGTGCCAGGCAGAGCATTGAGCCCGGTACCGCCGTTGGCGAGCGCGAGCACGCCCTTCACCTGAAAACTAACATCGATCACCGTCACGGCGCAGATCCCCATCCCGATAAGGATAAGGGCTGCGAACGTGACGATGATTTTGTCTCTGCGGTTCATGAGCAATCCTTAGTAGCGATAGCTGCAGTTGAGCGTGGAGCCCGTTGGAGGCGCGACGCCGTAAGTGATAGTAAGTGTCGCCAGCGTGAAATCGGAGCCGCCGGCAATCTGGTGGACGCCGTTCTCGTTGCAATTCAGACTAGCAGCAGGGTTAGGCGCATGCGCCAAGGTAAAAGCGGTGGTGCTGCCGTTGATGGTTCCTGTCGGAACTTCGTTGTCTGAAAAATTCAGAGCGCCAGGGCAGGGCTGCCATGTGGGATCAGCAGATGCTCCGTTTGAAGTGAAGCATTGCCCCAACGTGCCGGCAGCCGTCACGGCGAGTGTGCTCGTACCTTGACCGAGCAACACGCCGTGATTAGTAAATGTCCCTGCTCCGGTTCCACCTTGCGGGACGCTGACGGCCGTGTTCGATGTGAGAAGAGTGGCATTCGCATCGGGCCCGGTATATGTCCTCAGCGCTGTCGGGCCCGAGAAGGCGATGAAAGCGCTTCCGGTTCCACCATTCGCGCTGGGCAGGATTCCGTTGACCTGCGTGGTCAGACTGATCTGCGTGACCGCGCCCATGAATAAGATCGCGATCCCGAAAATCGCAACCGCCCCGAGCGGCCGCGTAGCTTTGCGCCAGAAGGCCTGGAAGAATCCAGGGACGAACCAGATCGCGATCAACGTAAATAGACACAGCGCGAAACCCAACCCAACGAACACTGACAGTGCGAGATTCATAGGTCCTCTTTTTTCGGAAATTTAAAACTTAGAAATATGCGAACACGGGCTGGCCACTTAGAGGCGCCTCGGTCATGGTCACTTGCGTTACGCCGCCGCCGATGACGATGGTGTAGTCGCCGCCTTCGTTTTGCAGCAGACCATCCCAGAAGAGCTGGAATTCGGCGCTCGAAGCGGCCTCGCCGGCGAAAGTGAAAACCGTTCGCGATCCGTCTGGTGACTGTGTCGGGGAATAGCGTTGGAATGGCAATGGAACCTCCGGAGCTGCGCCGCCCTCTTCAAACCAGAGCGTGACATCGAGCAGCCGGCGAAAAACATAACCTGTGCCGCCTACTTCATAGTCGGCGTCGAATTCATCGTTGAGTTGGTAATCCGTGATCACCGTGCCATCGGGAAGCGGCAGCCCGACCATGGCTTGCAGTGTGAGCCGAAGAGTGCGCGAAAGCTGCGCGGCGCATAGATAGCCTGACGTCGAGATAAGATTGGCATTGTTGTTGTCTTCGCCAAAACTGCTGAACTGGAAACGTCCCACCACCAGTGCGGGTGCGGAAGTCTGTAGATCGAGCGTTGTCGCGGGGTCTGTTAGCGACACTCGATGAATCACGAGCGCGGGAAGCTTCGATTGCTTCATCAGCGCCGAAAAGAAAACCGATTCGGCCTTGCCCAGGCAATCCGTGATCGCACTGGTCTGGGTGGCGAATTGATAGAGTCCGCTTTCGATCACGATTGCTGTCCGGCATTCTGGCCAGTCTCTGTGCAATAGAGGCGCAGCTCGACCTGGCGTTCATCCGCATCTTCGACATAGTTGATTTGAAAAATTCGATCGGTGGATCCTCCGTCGTCGAGCCCGACGGACATGCTGTTGGTGATTCCCGTCTGGTAAGGGATGACCACCATGTGCGAAATCGATTGCGCAATCTGCTGCGCCTTATCCACTTCGTCGCCTCGGAGCGCACGGATCGCTGCCCATGAAGTCGTCAACGGACTAGACGGTTGCGTGCTTCCGTCGTTGTTCCTTCCGCCTGGCGCCAAAATAGTAACAATGGATTGAAACGAGCCGAGCGGCATATAGTTGCCAGCGGCCGGCACAACCGAATTGAGGCGACGAAGAGGCATTTACTTGTAGCGAATGACGGAGATGTTGAGGCCATTCGTTGTGTTGAAACAGATCTGGCCGGCGAGAGCCCAACCCACTTGGCGCCTCATCTGAATCGCCATCGAAATTCCAGGGTCGACCGGATACTGCGAAAATTGCGGCGTTGTGCGGCCGAGCCGGTCCGCCTGATTCTGAATGCTCAGAAACTGCTCGCGCGTCGAAACGTTTTGCGCCAGGATGATGTCTCGCGCCGTCGCGCTGTAGCAGATCCCATGGACCGCGCCGGCCTGGAAGGGAATGACCAGGGAACCGGGCGCGATCGGAGAACCGTTTTTCTGCAGCACATCCACTGTCAGCAGAGAAGGACCATTGCAGTCTGAGGTAAAGATGCAGGCTGGATCCCCGCCGACGTTAACAGTCGCCAGAGGAGAATCTGAAGTCGACAACGATTCGCCGGCGGAACGCCCGAACACGCTCAATCGCGAAATGTTATCGGAGGTCCTGATGTCTTCGGTAAGCCCTATAGCCAGCGGTCCTGTGACGTTCGAGGCCATGGCGCCGTTCGTGATAAGAGTTTCCTGCGCCAGGCGGAAGTGCGCGGAGCTCGTCACAATGGCGTCGCTGATCGTCAGAGTCTCGCTGGCCGTCCGCGGTCCCGCGTGATGGGCTGCAACCGAAGCCGAAGTGTTCAGCGTTTCGAAGAAGTTGGGCAGCGGACCTGTGTAAGAGACCGAGATGGTGTCGAAGGTCGGGATGCTGGCGGAGATCTCGTTTGAAAAACTCGATTCTCCTCCCAGGAGAACATCGGTTACCACGTAGAAATAAGTCTGCGTATCGACGACATTCTTATCAGTGTAGGCCGCGCTCTGAAGGCAGTCCGCGATGACCGTGTAGGGACCGCCGCTCACCTGCGAGCGATAAACCCGATACCAGTCCGGAGCGGGACTCAGTCCGCCCCATGTCAGATTCACCAGGTGCGTTCCTTCGCGAAGATTGCGATGAGAAGGAGCGATCGAGATTGAATCCGTCGTGCATAGCGATTGCGAGGGCGCTGGCGTGGCCGCATTTGAAACCGGTACTCCAGGAGTCGCCAACCAGACGAATAAGACGTCAGAGCGCATGTTTTGCGCGTTGCTGGCAGTCCACGTAACTTGGTTCGCGCCGGCGTTGTCGATTACCACGGCGCCGGCTGATTGCGTCCAGGTTGGAGCCGAGGCGCTGCTGGTGCCGGTTCCAGAGATCGCAGTTACTTGATAGGTGAAGTGGCCAGGATTTCCCACGCCGAGCGGCGAAACGATGTTGCCAACGTGGTAGACATTTGAATTGTTCCAGGGCGGACCGCCGCAGATTCCGTTGCTGTCATTCGTGCTATCGCCAAAGCCGCAGAAGTCGGTTGTAGTGAAGGCGAACATCATGCCGTCCGGAGAAACGCCGCCGGCCGCGTTCTGCGCATTGAAGAGAGCCGAAGCGGTGTCGTTCAGTTCATGGGCATAGCGCGTTTTCGCCTTCGTGGTGAGCGGCGATGTGTTGCCAAGCGTTCCGTTTCCCGGTGGGTCTGTTAAAGGATTAGACAGCAATTCGTTGACGCCGTAGCCTGGAATCGGATTGAGCACCGGCAAGCAAGTGATGCCACACTCAATTCCTGGCATCGCTGAAGGCGGCTCTCCGGAGGCAACATAATTTGCGATCAGATCCACGGTGTCAGTGCGGTAAACCGTGTTTGTCTCAAAAACACTATTGGTGTCGTTCGCGTCCACGTTTTGCCAGGACAGGTGATTGTCCAGGTTGCTGACGCCTGGAGAAGGCAAATTGTTGGGACTCGAAGTCGAGATGATGCTGAGTTTTGTAATCGGGAAAATAAGATTGCCGCTGCTATCGATCGCCTGGAAAATCGCATTCTCTCCTAGCGAAGGATTGTTCGTCGCGATGACGACGTGGTTGTAGCCCAGGGCGTAGTGACCGCTCCAACTTGGAGCCGTTACGTTAAGCGTTTTAGCCGACCAGATCCAATCGTCATCCGATCCGCATTGCGTGCAGGTCGCGCCCAGATCATAGACGAGCCACGGAGTCGTATCGTTCGGCGAAGCGTAAACTTCGTGGAACGTTGATTGATCGGGGAAAACAACGCCGCCAGCGCCGGTCCCGCAAACGCCCGATCCGGCCGCGGGGCAGTTTCCGCCGACCATATTGATCATGCCGGTGGGACCGTAGTCTCCGCACACTGAGCTGGCGGGGATCCCCATCACGGTGCTGCCGCCGGAATTTAAAATTCGCTCGCCGGATCCAATCAGAAAAGTTGATATCAGCGTCCCAGTACCCTGTCCTCCGCCGATCGAGAAGCCTATCGCAAAGAACTGGTCCAGGTGACTCTGCAGAAAAACGCTATTCGATGTGGGCGATATTCCAGAGAGACAGGTTCCAGCCGCAAAGTCATGCACCACGGTGACGCAAGGTCCGGTGAGGGAGCAACTTGGGGTCGCGGTTCCTGAAGCCGAGGTCGAAGTGACATTTGCATGAGTGAATGCAGCTTCAAACTGCGTGGAGGAAAGTCCCGCCGTGAGCACGATCAGCCTAGACCCGTTTAGGTATGTGCCAATGGTGAGTCCGCTGATGAGTGCCGACTGCCCAGCTACGAAAGAATTCGAACCGATGACGGTAACAACATTTGAGGTGATGGAAAATGACGTGATGGTCGCAGGAGTGCCCGTCGCCGTATCACCGAAATCGTACTTCTTAATTGCCGCGGTCTCGACATCGAAAAGTGTTTTCGGCTTCGAAGCTTGCCCACTAAAAGCGATGGACTTACTTGGGACGTCGTAGACAACTGAGAGGACACAACTCGGACCGCCGTTCCAGGAGACTGACTCAATCAATGAGTCTGAGGCTCCGTTTCGCGCGAGCGCTACTAGCGAATGGTTTGAGCTGATCCGATGATCGACGTTGGAGCCGCTGAAGTTTTCAGAGAAGTTCGCGCCATTTTGAGTGCTGTCAAAATCTGATTCCGAATGTCCATCCGTGCCGCGGCAGATCGGCGCGCCAAAGTCTGACGGAGTGATGACCGTGCCGCGGCCCAGGTATCCGCCCCAGCTCGGGATCGGTGACGGAATCTGCACCGTGCCCGTTCCCGTGCTTTGTGCAAAGCAGGAAGCCGCCGCGAAGAGCAAGACAAGAATGATCTTGGTTCGAGGCGGAAAGTTGGGTGCCGCATTCATTAGATCGAAACGGTCCAGGTAACTGTGAGCGTGTCGCTGCTGGCCAGAGTGACGGAGCTGAAGGAAGCTTCAAAAACCATGGTCCCTGAGCTCGTGGCGTTGAACATGCCGGCCTTCTGTACGGATTGCGCTCCTGTGGCTGTCCAGGTATGAGTCAGCGTCCAGCTGCTGGTTCCGCTGCTGTGGGCGTAGGTTCCCTGAGCCCTGGCCAGGCCGTTGGTGCTGACCTCGCTGGTCAAAGTGCAGCTCGTCGAACCGGCCACACAATCACCCGCGGCAGGAGCGCCGCCGTCATTCGTCAATGCGATGTAATTTGAGGAAGCAGGCTGCGTCGACGTATTGCCCATCACGCTTGCTTGCCAATCGGCGCCGCCGGTGGTCCGCAGATTGTGCGTTATGAAATCGGCGAAGACTGTGCCATCTGCATGCTTGGCGACAACATGCACATAGTGAGGCCGATCGGCTAACTGCTCTACGAGCGACGCGGCCTGCTCCTGGGCCACGGCCGTAAGTCCGCGAGGAGCGGCCGGCCGGCTATTGACCTGAACGGCTACTGCGTCGCCGGTGTGAAGTTTTTCTTGCTGCGAGAAGACAAGACTCGCAAGCAAAAATGGAATCAAAAGACTGAAGGACGTGCGTGAGATTTTCATGGTGGAATTTCCTCTTTGAAGGGGTTTGTGAAGTGCACAGCCTGGGAGCTGGTGTTCGATTTATTGGTAGCGGATGACGGCGAACTTAAGCATGGTGGAGCTGCATGTCAGATTCACGAGCTGCCCACTTTGTACCCAGCCTTGAAGAACCTTCATTTGCACTCCCACTACTGCAGGAGACACGGCCACTGTGTAAGCGGTGAGGGAACTGTCGACTCGGCCGAGAGTATCCGCCACGCTGGTCACAGTGAAGGTGTGACTGGCAGAGTCGGAGTTCTGGACCAGAAGGATTTCCTGTCCAGTCATGTAGAAGGAATTGCCGTTGGTGGCATCACACGCGGCGAAGGTGATCGTCAGATCCCCCGCCTGCACGGCGTAGTTGTTTTGCTTGAGCGTGGGAACGGTGAGTGGTGTGGGCGCAGTGGCAAATGCCATCGACGCTGACAGGATCAGAATGCTAACGAGCGCTGTGAGTTTACTGAACATGAGGGTGATCTCCTTTGGGAAATGTTTTGATTTTTTTAGTCTGGCGTTGGTGCGTAGTCTGGAACCGATACGGTCGCCAGAAGATTTTGAACGTGAAGGGGAACTTCGAATGCGCCTCCGGCGATGACCGGCTCGCGGTTGAAATACCAGTGTGCGACGAGCTGCATCAGCGCGATCGGAATGGTTGGAGGCAGCGCCAGGTCGACGGTATAGGCGGCCTGTTGCTCAGGAGTGTTCGAGGTCGAAGCGCCTGAATTGCCCAGCGCCTTATAGGCTCCCAGGCATTGCCAGGCGGGGATGCCGTTGTCGGTAGTGATCGCTCCGAGCGTCGACGAGAATGGAGGCTCGGCCGCGCCGTTTGAAATCGCGGGCGGAGAGGTCTGGCTGATAAGGGATGAAGTGATCAGCAGCTGCAGGTTGCCGTTCTGATCGAGAATTACCCAGTTCCCGGAATATTGCGTGTCCGGAGTCCACACTCCGCGCAGAGGACCGAAATTCTTGTAGAGCGCGGCGCCGTCAGCGACGGTCGCACCAGGAGCCGGCCACGTCGGCTCAGTTGTGCCGGCTGCCGGCGTGCCCGCGCTCATCTGAACTTCTACATTGCCGATTGGATCGATAAGAAAGCTGAATTGCGGCCGCAACGCGCCTGGTTGCCAGCTCGGCCCGAACGCCGGCGTTGACGTTTCAGGTTCGGGGATAGTTGTCTGCCCTGCGTCGACCGATACGCCAACATTTCCGGGAGCATAGCCTGCGGTGAATGCGATCGCCACCGCGTTTGGAACGCAAAGAGTGAGAGGCCAGACCGTGTAGGGAACCGGGCGAATCCTCCCTGGCTGAGTAGCCGGATCGACGATGAAATCCTCGCCTGGGCTCAGCGGATACGGATTCCCATCCGTGCCGATGTAGATAAGGCTTTGTACCGAGACCAACGGTCCACGTTTCATCTTGATCTCACCGCGATGGTGCTGATGATGGTCCGCGGAATGCCGGCCGTGCTGAAAGTTGCCCAGCTCGTGACTATGCCTGCCTGGAAATCGATCCATGTATTGAACGAAGGTCGATCGCACGAGCGCGCATTCGGTGATGATCTCCGCCTGGACCCGCGCGGCGCTGATGAGACTGTCGATCAACGTATCGTCGGTCTGGTTGCTGGGAGGAAGTTTGAGATAGTTCTTCATATCCCCGCGGGTGACGGGCTCAGCGGAAACCGTCCCGGTGCGTACTATCGAGGACATGGCTTCTCCGAAAACAGAAAATCAAACTCGCGATCGAGCTGCTCGCAGGTCATGGGAAAAGGAATCTGCATCTGCTGTGAATTCTTTTTCGGTGCGGGTGCTGCGCCTGGCTGGATGCGTCTCTTCGGTCGATAAAATGCGCCGTCGTGAATTGTCGCCAGCGTTCGATCGGCGATGCGATGCCCGCCGCCAGCCTTCCTGACTTCTCTCGCTGATCGGATTGGATAAGTGCGGTTGAACATGTCTAGATCTTTCGCCGCTTTTTGGCGATCGCGCCGGCGCCCCTGTTCGGACGTATAACTTCATCACCCAGCTCAATATTTGCGAGCTTGGTTTCGTTCATAAAATGCAGAGCTTCTTCACCCTGTGCTTCTCTCATCATCGGTTGATTGTCGCGAACATCAAAATCTACCTTCTCAGCGAGGCCCTGCTCGATGAGCGATTTCGCGGCATCGAAACGGACGTCTTGCATCTCACCAATCCGCGGTCCGGTTTTCATTTTGATATACATCGAATTTCCTTTTTTTACATCGCCAGGGTGCGGAGTGCAGCGAGTTGGTTGTCTCGCTACACTCCGCATTCCCGGCAACTTCCCAGGGGATTAAGCCGTTTCGGTCGGGCTTTGTGCCTCAGCGAAGCGAGATCCCGAGAGCACAGCAACCGCGCTGGCGATCACGCTGTTGGAGGTGTTGGTGAGTGAGAGCTGCACGTATGGTGATCCATCGGGCAGTTCGTTGGCATCGATTTCGATGACGTAGAAGATCCCGTCATTCGCCGATGGAGCGTAGCCGGCCGAGGTCACTGCAGTGCGAGCGCCCAGCACATCGTGGGCTTCGCCGGCAGTTTCCTGTTTGTACATGTTGAAGGGGATCGCAGTCGCACCGGCGCCGGGAGTGCCTACCGCTCCGGTGGCGGTGCAGGCGCTGAGGATGATCTTGGTGAATGCCGCGGCAGAAGCGCCGATCATGACCAAGATGGAGGCGTGCTGGTACTCCTTCATCGAAAACGCTTGCGCGACTTTCCCGCCGGTAATATCGACGGGTGCGAGAAGCTGTACAACGTGACCTTGTTCTGAAACTACAAAACCTTTCATGACAATGTTCCTCGATTCGAGAATTTGACGGGCGCGGCGCTGTGGCCAGCGCCCCTGTTATGGAAAAGCTAGGACCGTGTGGTCAGTGTGATGAACGGCGAAAGCGTGTTGGTGCCGTTCTTCGGAGTGAGCGGCTTCTTCCACCACGACTGGCCGTCCACGCGGTAGATCCAGCGGAAGGTCATCTCGTCATTGAGGAAGCGGACGTGCAAGGACGAATCCGCGCGCGGCGCGCCCTTGTCGATGAGGATGTACTGGTTCATATCGGCCAGCACAACGTCGCCCTGTGTTCCGGCGGTGGCGCAGTGTTCGACTGGGATCACCGGTTTGCCGAGCAGCATTCCGTACTGATTTCCGTTCTGTCCCGGAGGAGTGTAAAGCAACTGCACTGCGGTCCCGCTGCCCAAGGTCAGAGGATAGAGGAAGGGCTCCAGGTCCTGGTTGATAAACCACGCCGCCTTCTGGCGGGACGCAGCCCACATACGCGCGTACATCGCGAGCACGTCGGTTGTGGTGAAGCGGATGCCGGATCCGGCAGCGGCTGTCACCGGGATTACAGCTCCGGAATTGTTGACGCCCAAGGGCTGCCCAGCTCCGGTTCCGTTGAAGATTGAGTCTTCAAGTTTGAAAGTCAATTCTTCGCCGAAAGCCGTGGTGATCACGGATTCCAATTGCGCCGCATCTTGCAGTAGCTCATCGGTGGCATAGCAAAGACCGACCAGCTTTTGAAGATTCAGCTCAACCTGGCGAAACTTCGGTTTGGAGCCGGTCAACGCATCTGCTTCGTTGATCCAGTACGCCAGGACACCGCCGAACCGAGATCCGTCGACGCGGCTGTCTTCATCCACGGCGTTAATCTTCGTTCCGTTGGCATTGGTGCTGATTGGAATGCGCCGGCATCGCTGCGCGATCTGCCCGGTTTCGTAAATGCGGGTGAGCAGCTCGCCAGAGAAATCTTTCTGCACGAGAAATCCACCGTCCGATGGAACGGCCTCGCTGGTGCCCGATGCACTCGCCATAAGGCGGGGATCGGTCAAACGGCCACCGCTTCGCTCGGCCTTGACGATAGCCAGCAGCTGTTCTCCCAGACTGCTGAATTTCGGCTTCTGGTCGACGTGCTGGCCATTCTTGTCCGCGGAAACGGTGTTTTCGTCCACCACGGCTCCGACTGTGCGCTCTAACTCAAGCTGACGTTCCTCGCGCTCCAGCTGTTTTTCGGTTGCGACGAGCGCGGCAAGATTCTCGTCAAATTTGGCTGCCTCGGCCTCGTTCAGGTCGCGTGACTCTTTGGCTGCGGCATCGAGCAGTGCTCGATTCTGTTTGCTCAGCTCGATCTTGCGCTGGCGAATGTTATAAATATTGCTTTTCACAGGATTTGCTCCTTCAGGATTTGATTTTCGGGATTGTGGTCAGGACTGTCTGCGCTTCAATCGAAGGATTGAAGTGTGTTCAGGTGGTGCGCTCACCGGTCTTGCATCGGCAAAAACCAGCGATGAAAACTTTTCTAGTGCATCTGTAATTCGCGGCGCCGGCGCGCGAGCGCCGAAGCATCCGCGGCCGCCATCTTCGACGTCGGGCTCTCGGTCCTCACGCCATATTTTGCGAGGACGTCGTCGAGCGTAGCGACGCGATCGGCCATCTTTTCTTTCACGGCCTGCGCGGCCATCACCATGCGACCTTGACCGAAGCCTCCGCGGACGTCTGAAGCCGATACAGCGCGGCCCTGCGCCACTGCTTTGGTGAACATCCCGTAATATTCGTCAACCTTGGACTGGAGCGCGGCCTTGGCCTCGTCGGAGAGAGGTTCGTAAGGATTGCCTTCGACTTTGTACTTGCCGGCGCTGACCAGGGAGATCTTGATGCCTTCTGCATCGAGAGCCTTCGACAGGTCCTCGTGCGCTCCGAAAACTCCGATCGATCCAACCTGGCCGCTGGGAGCTACGACGAGCTCGTCGGCCGAGCACGCCAGCCAGTAGGCTGCGCTCGCGGCCTGACAATTAGCGACTGCCACGATTTTCTTTTGCGATCGCGCGTTAAATATTTCGCTCGCGAGTTCCGCAACTCCGTCGACGGATCCTCCAGGAGAATCGATATCGAAGATGATTGCTTTGCAGTTGGTGTCGGCCATCGCCGCCCGAAACTGCTTGGTGAGCATCTCGATCGAACATCCGCCTCCGCCCGAGAGCTCGGCCATCATGTTCATCCGGTGAGAAATTACGCCGACGATCGGAATCAGCGCGACAGTCCCAGGAGTATTGGCGCGCGGCCGCGGACCTGCGACCATGCCCTCGGCCGAAATGCGTTCCTGCACTTCTTCGGAGGTGAATTTCTGGCCCGACGCGCGCAGACGGATCAGCTGATCGATGACGTAAAGCTTCTGAGGCAGGATCGCCCAGGCGCGACTGTAGAACTCAGCGACGAGATTTGCGTACTTCATGCTTTTCCCCTTTGATTGATTCGCCTAAGGCCAGACTTGCCAGAGTCGCTGGGCTTTCTTCCTCAATTCCGTCGATCACCATTTCAAGGCATCCCGCCTTCGCGGTGGTGATTAGAAGTGAATGTCCCTGCGCGTATTCCTTAGCTTTGTTTTCCGACATGACGAGGATCTCCGCGATCACCGGTGTGAATGAGGTATAGAAATCCGCGACCTCCGCAGCAAAGGACGTGCCCTCCGCGTTCCACGATCGAGACGCCAATCTCCGCAAGCCTTTTACTTCTCTCCGCACCACGCGGCCGGCAGCGCTCACAGCCATTTCCCGCAAGCGCAAACTGCGCGCTTCTTCTTCGTCGCCGGCAGGATCTGAATCGGGCGCGCTGTCATCCTCGGTGTCGGGAGGAGCATCGTCTTGAGAAATCTTCGAGTCGCCGTTTTCGTCGATCGGCGCCATGTTCACCGGCCGCACAAAAGTATCGAGACCGTCGACAGGATTGAGATTTTCTGAACGCCTGGCATCGTTGGGACATAGGAACTGAGCATTGATGCCGATCGCGTAAGCTTCGTAGCGGCTCTTCATGTCGCCGCGCAGCAGCGAGTCCATGTTCCATTCCGCGAAATAATCTCCCGGCTCGCCGATGCCGACTGCTTCAATCAAATCGCGATTGATGCGTCGCTCCATCCTCACCAGGCGCGGCCGGATCGAGTCGGTTGCGAATTCAATGTTCTGCTGCTCGATGTTCGAGAACGTGCCGCGGGTGAGATCTCCGATTTTGTGCGGAGGAACTCGGAACACTGCAGAGATCTCGGTGCGAGTGAACTGCCGCGCTTCGAGCAGCTGCGAATCGCGATTGGTTAATCCCAGGGCGTTTGCCTTCAGGCCCATTTCGAGCACGGCCGGCTGGTGAGCGTTGGCGCCGCTGTGGGCTTCCCGCCAAGTATTCTTTAGGTTCTCGCGTGCTTCCTTAGTCAATTTCACCGGGCTCTCAATGGTCATCGAAGGAGTTGCATCGTTGGCGAAGAAGCGAGCGGCGTATTGCTGTTGCGCCAGGCCCGTGCCCATGACTTCCGCGCTCGCCGCGATGGTGCTCATGCCCACGATCCCGTCTGAGGACAGGCCGCGAAGGTGAAGCATCTGGTCTTGGGCCAGCTTGATAATCGATCCATCAGAATACGAACTGACCTCATAGCGCAGACGTCCATTCGGAAGCCGAAAAACGCGGACTCGATCTGGATGAAAGGGAATCAGTTGATCAATCGCGCGGCCGTTGCCGCTTACGATTTCGGCGAAGGCGTTGCCGCGCAGGTCCAGGTGCGCCTCCATCATTTCCCAGAATTCGAAGCCGGTCTGCCAAACGTTGGGATTTTGCAGGACGTCATAGAGCGGATGTTGGTTGGCTCTCTCTTTCCCCCCGTCCTGGCGATGGCGATAGATGACGATCGGGAGGGATGCGATCGTTTCTGAGATCACTCGCACGCACGCATAAACGGCCGCCAGGCGCATCGCGGTATCCGGTGACACGTAAGTGCCAGCCTGGCTGAGAAACCCGCTGCGCGACTGATACCAATAATCGGAGTCAGGCGAAGGCGGTCCGTCGACCGCATTAAATCCCCTCACAGCATTTCGGATCCGCTCGACGAAGCGACTTTTCACAGAGACCACACTCCCGGAAAATCGCCCTCGACTTCGGCGTGAGCGTTAGCCCGGCCGGCAGCCATGATCAGCGCGACCATGCCATCGATCTTCTTGGGAGAATTTGGATTCTCAGGCTTCATCGGCTTCAAGTTGCCGGCAGGATCTGAAATAGTGACGAGGTTGTCCGCCATCCAGGTCAGGACCGGATTGCCTCCGTGCATAAATTCTTTCCCTGCAACCATCTTGAGCAGCTGCTTGGTGGGGTCGCTCATCGACTGGAAGCCCTGGCGATGCTCAACCATCGTTAGTCCGTCGTCCATGAGCTGGGTGACTAGCTGCGTGGCATTCCAGGGATCGAAGCCAACTTCGGGAATATTGTGCTCAGCCGCGGCTTGGCGAATATGCTCACGGATGAAGGCGTAATCGATCACATTGCCTGGAGTCGCGATCAGAAAGCCGTCACGTACCCAGACATCGTAGGGAACGCGGTCCTTCTGCACACGCTGTTCTATCGCCGCGGAGGGCACAAAGAAGTAGGGAAGGATCCGCGCCTTGTCCAGGCCATCCTGTTTCGGGAAGAACTCCACGAAAGCGGCGATATCCATCGTCGACGCGAGATCCATGCCACCGTAGCTGGTCTTTCCCTTGAGTTCGGCCTGCCAGGTCGCGCAGGTTTCGACCGGCGTGGCAGAGCCGACCGTGCCCGAACATGCCGCCCAGGCCTCGGCGCCGATCGCGCGGTTGTCCGCCTGGGTCCACATGCAGAAATTCAGCCGGCGAACGATGTTTTCCTTAGCCGGCATGGCCAGGGCTTCCATCACCTGGTCCTGTAAATATTTCGGCTGGATCGAGACGCCCAGGTTCGGGTTCGCTTTGATCCATACCGCTTCATCAAGCCACGAATCGCACTCAGTGCAATCCTGCTCAGGCTGCAGCCTGCCTTTTGTGGTCCGACATTCGCCGCATGCGTCGAGGTGACAGACAAAGGCAAACCACGAATCATTTTCGAGAACGCCTTCGAGAATCTTTTGCGAGTACTCGTGGTGGTAATAGCAAACTGTCTCGCGGTCATAACCGGAATTGGTGATCTCGAAGATGAGAGCCTGGCGGCGCCCCTTGGTGCCAGCGCGCATCTTGTCGACGACGATCGGCGTGGGATGTTCATGGACCTCATCGATGAGCGCGATGTGGACGCGCTTGCCATCGAGGCCGCGCTTCTCCGAAGAGATGGGACGGAAATACGAATTCCTGTATGAGAGATTGTTGACGTGTTTGGCAATGCGCTTCTTCAGTGCCGGCGACGCCGCACGCATGTTCTCAGCATCGCGAAACAGAATCTTCGCCTGGTCCTTGGTGACGGCCGCGGAATAGATTTCCGCCGCTGCTTCACCGTCGCCGATGAGTCCGTAGAGTCCGATGCCGGCAGCGAGTGGCGATTTCCCATTGCCCTTGCCGATCTCCACGTATGCGGTCCGGAAGCGACGGAAGCCGTCGGCACCCTTCCATCCGAACAGACAGCCGATGATGAATTGTTGCCAGGGTTGGAGCACGAAGGGCTTGCCTTCGTTTTCTCCTTCAGCGAAACAGAGCAGCGTCTGGAAAAACTTGATCGCATGCGCCGCGGCATCCTGGTCGAAGTGCAGACCGGATTTATCCATGCGCGCGAGATCGTTCAAGTGACGTTCGACCGCCAGGAAAATGAGGCGGCCGGCCACGACTTGGCCCGTGAGCACTCCCAGGCAATAGCGCGCGAAAGTCGGAATCCTACTGCACTGTTTCGCCAGCAGTTTTTCTGCCGAGGAAGTCGTCCAGCGGGTCTTGTGTTGAATCATCTGATTTTGTGGTGAGTCTTGAAAGAGATCCAGGCGTTAACCCGAACTCGATGGCGAAACTTTTCATGTGGCGAAGCGCGTCAGACTTCACTCGGACGGCCGGATTAACTTTTAGAACCGCTGTGCCAGTGTCCTCGTCGAGCTGAGCGCAGATGATTCCGAACTTCTGGATCGCCGCTTCGGCCAGAAACCATTGATTGAAGGAGGAACAATAAGCGGCGAGCGCCGGTCCGCATGCAATATTCAAAACTCCCATCTCATTCAAGATGGGAACGATGCGCCTCCACTCGATGACCGCCAATTTCGGCAGTCCCTTGGGCATCGCGGGAATTCCTGACTTCGGCTTCGGCTCTTTTTCGTTGAGCTTCCGTTTGCCAGGGTTGCCCTGCGCTTTTTTCAGCGCTGTCGGCTTTCGATTGCGGCCCCCTGAGCCTTTTCCGCCCATAAACCTAAAAAAACCTTGGCCAAAACGAAAAATCTTTTGCTGCGGCGTTACGTGCGTGCTTGCAGGACGGTCGGTGGCACGTCGCTTTTAGAAACTCGACCCCCCTACCCCCTGCTGGGCTGCTGCCACCTTGGGGCAAGACCATCTCTTGAAATAGAAGGTTCCTTCCAAAGTCCGCGCTGCTCAAGTGCTGTCTTGTGCGAGTGGCAGGCATGACATGCTCCGCGCAGGTTGTGCTCGTCATAGAAGAAGCTGTGATCGCCACCGTTCGCGGCGATATGTATCTCCGCCGGCACAACGTGATCAACTTCGGTGCTTGGTGCGCGTCCTTCACAGATGACGGCGATGGTGCAGAGTGGATCGAGGGAAAAGATGTATGGCCGGGTGCGCTTGCGCCAGGCGGCGCTATCGTAAAGCGACTTGAGTCCGGAGCTGCGTCGACTGACTTCGCGATCGCGCGCGGCGCGGATCGATCTGTTGTCAGACTGATGAGCATCGCAATATCCACCGCGGACAGCAATGCTGGGACAATCACGACAGATAGTCGCTGCTCTATTGGGCACATGGTTGTGACGAGCATTCCACGATGTTGAAGTCACCGCTTCTCAACGGCACAGCTTTGAACGCGTGCCCAGGGAACGCACGGTTGGCGATGTCTACGTGATCGCTGACAATTCGATCGATACCATTGCGCGTCAGAAGCATTCCGCTATCCGCCTTGATCACACGACGATTCCTGGCACCATTTGCCAGGATCAAAGTGACAGTGAGCTTTCGCATGTATAGCGGCTTCATCGAACGTGCGCCAAAACGAATTTAAATAGCCAGCGAATCACCGCGCCTTCACCGCCGACGACAAGCATCAGGGTCCAGATCTTCCAGGTCGCGAGATTGAGTTGTCGCTGAAGTCTTGCGTTGCGATCAAAAAGAACGACAACGTCTTTCGGAATATGCGTCAGAGGTCGCGCCAGAAACTCTTCACGCGCGATCGCGGCTTCTTCTTCTGGAAGATCACGCCATGGAGTTGTCTTGGTTGTCACGATTGTTTTTCGTCTTTCTGGTAGGCAGCTAATTTGCGGTAGAGGGTCGCGCGCCCAATCTTCAAACATTTCGCGGCTTTGTCGCGATTGCCGCGACAGAGAATCATCGCTGTACAGATCGCGTCTTTTTCAACTTCTGCGAGCGGCCGAATCGCGGTGTGAATGTTGTCGAGGATGTACCGGGTGCATCCGATCGGCTGTTCAGCGATCACAGAAATTATCTGAGCTGCTTCTGGAGAAAGCGTCGCGCCGATCGCACTTGGCAGCGCATTGTGCCGGCGCATCGTTTCTTCCACAAAAACGGTGATCAAGTTCAACCATGATTCCGACACTCTTGGGATCTACGATTGCGAGAACGCAATCCGCTCCAGCCTGCGAGAAGCCAAAACGGATTCGACGCACTCGCGCGCGAAAATCGCTGGCGTAGGTGCGTCGTTTTCGTCAAGCTCGGCCGAATCGACGGCCGCTATAGATAGCTCATTGAACATTTCTTCACTGAGCGTGATTGTTAGTTTTTTCACTGGAGAGGTCGGTCAAACAGGGAAGTGGAATAAGGTGAAGTGACATCACAGCTTGGCTCTGGCATCGTGCGCAGCCGCCGTGAGTGTTGAGCGGACCTACGTGGAAGCAACCGGCGCATACAAAGCGCTCAGCGGTTTCCATTTTTAATACTTTCCCCCGCACACGCAATTGCATGTCTGCTTACCGCAGTGCTGGCCGTGCAGGCAGTCCGAACACATGCGGCCTCTCGGGATAAAGGAGCCGACATTTTCCGGCCAATGGGTCCGCAACCATTCCTCTGCATTGATCCTCAGCCGTCGCGTTTCCACGAAGCGGTCAGGATTGATGATTATGGAATTAGAGGACATGTTAGATCGCAAACCTGTAGCTCTCGAGCGTTATTGCACCGAACACGAGCGGATTTCGTTTCCGGGCTGGATTCGGATCTTCGAAATAGATGCCCGGAAGTTCGTCGTTCGGCATTTCATCGGCAGGCTCATCGTGGACAGGATAGGCAGTGGGACGATCGCAACGATCGGCCGCCAAGAATGTGGATTCAGGCGGCAACATTCGGATCAACTTGCTGGAGATCCGCTCGCAGATCATGCGTCGCACGAGCTCGTCAGCGGCCGCGCGCGGCACATGAGCACTAGGTCGGATTTCGACCGTTTGGTAGTGCGCAAGTACGCCTATGTTTCGATGATTGGACACACGAATATTTAAGGGGTGTTGAGATGATGCGTGTTACCACCGCATGGCGCGGCGCATGCCTTAAAGAGATTGCAGTGTAGTGCCAAACCGGGCAGCGAAGCACGTTACCACCGTGCTATGGACTTCGGACTCTGAACAGAGGTCAGAGTGGGGATGTGATTGCGTGTCGCTGAGCGTTATTCGGAGATCACCGGAGCTTCAACCACGTAAACGACTTCTCCGGGCTGGACGGACGCGGCTTTGATGAGGACTGCTCTTGCGAAGGCGGTGTCCTGGCGGACATGAAGCTCCACGACTTCTGAATCTTCCAGCCCTCGCCGCACAATCACCCAAAGCTTTGCCGGTAGTTCCGCCATAGGGTTGGATTATATCTTTTCGACCAGGCGACAAAACTTCACAACTCCCTCTTCGATTTTGCGCCCGTACAGATGATCGCGGCAGTAGTACCACAAGCGGCCGCGATGCTTTCGCCGAAGCGCGGCTACACTCGGTTCTTTGCAGCCCTTCATGCGGCATTTCTTGCCGTCGCCTCCGACTTTCCATTCCGGATCGGCTACCCACTCTGGCAGAAACCCTTCGGGGATGTCCCTCACGATTGTTTCGCTGTACTGGGAGAGGCGGGATACTTAACGATATTGATCGATTGAACGTCGCCATCCATGCCGATCATCATGAAATCTCTCTGCCGCTGCGCAGCCGCGCGTGAGGGGAATTTCGAAGGAGTGTTGCCAAGGCCGTCACAAATATAGTCTTCGTCGCCGTCACGCTGTACGACGAGAATTGCGTAGATCATCGTGCTTTTCTCCTTCCGTCGCCGCATATGTGATCCAAAATCCACGCGGCCGCCGCGCGAAAATTAAAAGTAAGCAACCGGTCATGGGGTCGGAACCTCAAGCAGTCTCCAGATCACCCAACCAAAAACAAAGAGCGTGAAAACTGCGAGCGCAACATCATCCACGGGAATTTCCTTTCCGTCGTCTGTAACGCGCAATCAGCGCGTCATACCACTTTCTTGCCCGGTCGACCGTCACGACGAAGATCAGCACGAGCAATCCGCCGAGAGCGGTGATGCCGGCGATGATGAGCGTGTCGATCAAGGCTTGTTCCGCTCTCGGATCTCCCTTTTCACCTCATCGCTCGGCTCGTAATTGGGATATTTCGAGCGCATCAAGATCAGCACCGGCCGGAGAATCGGATAGTTATCTTCGTCGGCGACCAATGCGGCGCGGGCGAGTGAACTAATAAATCCGCCGCCGTCCGTATCAGCTTTCGCCAGCCATTCCAGTAGCTCCGGATCGTCGCTTTGCGCAATCAACACGTTTTCTAAGGCCATGAATTTTTTCTCCTGTCGTCTTCCATCCAAATCTTCTTACGCTCATCGTCAATCTGGCGCTCAGCTTCGAGCCACCAGTTGTCCGCATGAATCCGACCGAGCTTAAAACCTTTTTCGCGCCCGCGTCCGAAGCCGAAGCGTTCAGAAAGAACGCAGATCACTATCACGATCACCAGTTCAGCGATGACCAGGATCATTGCTGCTTCCTCCGCTTTCTGATGACGAACTCGGCCACGATACAGGCGGGAATCAGCAGCCAGACCATCACGAAAACCAGCCAGTCGTACCACTTCATACGAATGCCCTCGTGCTGTAGCTGACAATCACATCGGCCGTGCGAATCGGAATTCCGGTTTTCGCGATCTCCGTCTCAACCTCTGAGATCGACAAGTTGTATCGCTGCGCCAGGGAGTTCACCATTCGCGCCCGCTGGCTGAGAGTTAATCCGCGGATGTTCAGCAAAAAAATAGGGACGTTTTTTTCACCTGCGACTTCGGCAAGTCTCCATCGCGGGCTGATGAGCGGCACCGCGCCAGTCCCGAGAATCTTTAACCAGTCCTCGTAGTTCGGTCCCTGCGGATTGAGAGTTGAGGTCCAGAGTGCCGGCATTATTTGCGCGCCGCCTCCGCCAGCTCTTCCAGCCACAGTTTGAAATCGATCGCGTCGCGAAGCTTGGGGATTTGCATCTTGTCGCGAGCAAGCCCAATGCGAAAGGCGACGACACAGTCGCGTCGTGATCCGGCGAGCTCTGCTTCGTAAAGGTGATCGGCGAGGTAATGCAGAAAGACGTGGAGCTCCTGCGGTCCCATGGCTTTTAAATCGGCCATCAGCTCGGCTGCTGTCATGCGGCCGCTCCATTGAGAAACAGGGCTTCCTTGTTCGCCGCCACAAGAGCTTTTCCCGGATCTACGATCAAGCCGGCCACACGCAGCTCACTGAGGCGATTACCGAACGTCCCTCCATCGGTGTAACCCAGCGCCACCGCCAACTCCCCGCGGTGGATCGACTCACCATTGAGTGAGATCAGGTAATCCAGAATTTTCTTGTTTACTTCTCCCAGCTTCGTATCCCAGACCTTCCGCACTTCTGCTGTATTCGTGGGAGCTTCAAAAGCGCCGGCATACTCACGCGAACAAACCTCTGTAGCCCTTACATACCCAGGAGCCGGATCTTCCAGAAGGCCGTTAACTCGCAGCTCACTCAAGCGATTGCCAAACGTGCCGCCATCTGTTCTGCCGCATAGAACGGCCAAGATGCTGCGTTTCATTTGCTCGGGATAGTAAGCCGCGAGGATGCCGGCAATTTGGATCCCCACTGAATTCAAAGGGGAAGCCTGGCCGGAAGATGGAACTGCTCTGGGTTGGCGCTGCTGTTGCGGTGCGATTAACGCAGGCACGCGCGCCGCCATCGCTGGCGGGTTCAATGACACGGTAGGGAGTTCTAAGCCAGCGATATCGCGGAGGCCTGCCTGGAGCATCTCGACAAGCTTGGAGCCTTCCACGGATGACTTGCCGAGGAGATTCTGCATCCTTTGCTTGGTGAGATTTAATTGCTTCACCAGTGGATCAGTTGCAGCTTTGACGGCGCGCTCGATCGCGCGCGGATCCGGTGCAGACTTCGATGTAGCCGGCTGAGCTTTCGTCGCCGCGGCTAATTGCCGACGCGCCTCCGCGAGCTCACGCTTCAACTCAGCTTCGCTTCGTGCCTTGTCTTCCGCCTGCTTCGGCAAATCCGAAAGTTGCGGAAGAAACTTCTTCACTTCTTCTGGAGTAGGCGGAGCGACGGCTGTCTTCGCAGCCTTCCCGGTTTCGGGGTGATGAGTTTCGACAGATCCCACTTTGACCAGCTTGCGGACAGTCGTGACAGCGCGCCCAAAACAATAGAACTCGCCAGGAGTGAGATTACGCAACGAAGAGCGGAAGTCTGCCTTGTCGACCTTCGATACGCTCATCAGGTCCGCGGCGCGGTCCACGTCGACATCCTCGATCGTCATGCCAACCATGCGATTGAAGAACTCGGCAGAAGCATCCTTATCGAGCTTCGCCAGACGTTGCGTTGCCCAGATGGGACAGAATCCGCGCTTGCGTCCGGTAGTAGAGAGCGCAATCATGGCATCTTTACAGCCGCCGATAATTTCGCGATCGTTCCTGCTGGCCGCTTGGGGAGATTCTTGCGGACAGAACTTGTGAGCTTCGTCGACGATGACCACCAGCGGATGCCACAGCGATCGCGGAGCATCGAGCAGGGCATTGATGAATGCGCGAACCCATTGCCGCTGCTGCATGGGCTGAGAACGGAAAGCTTCGTACAAATCGCAAACTGCCGAAGCCTTGAGCTGGAGGAATTTCTCGGCCAGGAGCGCCGCGGATCGGACGTCGGCCGGCGCTTCGCCATTCTCGCCGATCAGCACATATCCAAACTTCTCGCGCAGGGTGTAGAACTCGCCCTCGGGATCGATGACGATCGTCTGCACTTTGAGCTTCCAAAGCGCCTCCATCAGCCGTCGCAGCAGATACGACTTACCTCCGCCTGAGTTCGCCTGGATGAGAAGCCGGCTCGGGATCAGAAGATCCACGTCTATGAATAGCGGCTTGCCATCTGACAGTCCGATGTTGATCTTGCTCATGCTGCCAGTTCCTCCAGTAGCATCCGGTCGACGAGAGCGCACGCTTCCGGATATGCGCGATCGACGCATGCCGGCGCCGAACAGATACCCGGCGCGCTCCAATGACACGGCGTCTCGATCTCCGCGAGTCGGCCTTGGCCAGCAATTGCCGGATAGATAGCATCGCCAAAGAAAACCCGGAGCTCGATGACGTCAGGGGTTGTGGCCCAAAACATCTCAATCATGCATGGGCGTTCATCGGTGCAGCCGCAGAATTTGCACGTCATACTATGCCCCTCCGTTTTGCTGATGAGTCCCCACGTTTCTTTCGGGGATGATCGAGTTCCCAAATTCGTTGCTGCTCCTTGCTGCTGATAAGGCGCACCTCGTCGATAAGCTCCCCATAGCGTTTGCTGTTGCGGCGGATGAGGCCACAAGCAATCAATCTCAGCCAAATCTTCGTCAGAGTCTTGGTGCGTCGCTTCAGTTCCAATTGCGCTTCGACCCATTCTTGCTTCACGCGCTCCTCCAAACTTTCCGGAGCGGGCTTGTTGCCCGTAACGATGTGGTCGACATCGCTTCCATCGCAGGAAGGACTAACTGCCCGCCCCCGGAACTTGTGCGCCTAAATTGTCGCCACAAGCGTTGTGCGCGCGGGACTACGATTGGCGCAATGATCACGGCGGGCCCGAGTCCAGTCATCAGCGCGCATTTGCCGACGGCGTAAACGAAGAGGTAAATATTTAAGAGTTCGGCGTGCATCATGCACCACTTTTCTGTCGCTGTGCGACCGCATTCAGGGGCCATCTCAAACGAATTCCGGCTCCGGCCATAATCACCGCGTGCAGCCGTTCCACTCGCATCGCGTTTCTTGCAGTAACGACGCGGCCATTCAACTGGAGAGCGGGAATCTTGGCCCTGGAGCCCAATCGGCGAGCTAATTCTGTTTGCGTAAATCCTTCTCGCAGCAGTCGATTGATCTGCGCCCAAACAGGTCTGGCTTTCACCAAAGTGTTAGCTGCGCGCGCGCTGGCGTCGACGGCCATGATTGCTTTGTGCGTTCGCGTGCGAACGTTTTTCTTTTTCCCGGATTTGATTGCGCTGATTACAGTGACGCTGACTCCCGAGGCCTCGGCGACGGTGCGTCGGCCTATTCCTTTATGCGACAAAGCGAATAGGTGATTGCGCGCCAAGTCGGTTGGCACCAGTCCATTCCAGTCGCCGTTTTTCCGCGCCGCGGCGCGATCGGTTTCGTATCTAGAGTTGGCTGCGCGACAGGGAACACATTTGCATCCGGTCATGTAACGCACGCGCGTTCCGTGGGGATGCTTGATGGCTAAAAGTTCCAACCGCGTCATATCGAGAGGTCGCATTTTATGCGGCCTCCCGTTCTGTACTCATCTCAACGCGCGGAGAACGCATCAGCGACCATGGCCAGCGATTGCGATTGCCTTCGTGGCGAATTCTCGGATGGATGCTGATCTCGTGCGGATAAGTGCGCTGCACGCAGCAGCACATCAGCGGCGCCTGTTTGGCTTCACGCGCGCACAGAGCTTCGAGACAATGGGGATTGTCGCAAGTGCGAACGTTGCCAGGAATATGCTCGCCATAAACGATGAACTTCGTCCCGCACTCCACGCAGATGCGAATCAGTTTCCGCGCCGCTTCGGTGAGGACCGCCCGCGAGATCTGGTGATCGCCGTCGTGATAGGCATCGAGAACGCACAGCGGAAACCCGCAGGGCGCGCGGCCTGAAGCCGTGAGAGAAAACTGAGCGGCGGCGCTCATCGGGGATCTCCGCTGAGATGAGATCCAGTCGTGCCGAGCAGTGACATATACAAAACTGCCCCACCTGCAGCGATTCCAATCGCCACCAGCAGGACGATGTGCAGAATTCGAGATTTGGTTATTTCTTTCATGGTTTCACTCCACCTTCACTTGGCGTCCGCGTAAACGGCGCAATTCGTTCAGAGCCACAAGCTGTGCAATGCCCGACCAGGCCGAGAGGACAATCGCGATCGGCGAAGAAAAGAGTTTCTTTGTCGCAGTCTTCGCAATAGCGCATCCACTCAACCGGCTGAGCGAGTGCGACCAAGCAAGCAATTTCGAATAGAGACGGCGATTGAGGAGTGCCCGTACCCGCGCTCATGGTTTTGTCTCCAGGTTGGCCGCAACGCTCCACTGCAGGTGCGCTGGCAAAGCTTCGAACAGCCGTGCCGTTCGTGGTTTGCGCTTGGGAAGCTCCTGCACTTCATCGATCACTTCCTCCATCAGCGCATGCAAAAGCTGTTGCTGCCAGCGCCGATGCTCTTCCATGCGACGTTCAATAAACTCCGCGTCGAATTTAATCGCCATAAGCCGCCTTCCTGTTGGGGTGTTGATCGATCGGGACATAAGCCGTTTTTCCCAGCAACCGCACCGTCAGCGCGCGCGGCGAGGGATAATTCGGCATGAGGGAGTATTCGACTTCTTGACCCGCATGGGCGGTGTTGCCGCCCTCGAGCACATCCTCGTAAAAAAAAACGTGTCGGTCGCGTTCACGCAGCGGGACGCCGGTCGGAATGATGATTCCGAATCGCTTTCTCAGATCGAAAAACTTGATTGCTCCAGTCATCAGTACCAGCGCGCCTTTTCGCGCATTCGCTTTTCATCCCGTTCCTTGAAACTGAGTTTGGGATTCCGCCAGCGGCAATCCTCGAACCAGAAATAGTCCAGGCTTTCGCCGCACTCGAGGCCAACGCGCGCCTCATGGAGGATTTGATCCGTGGCTTGTTGGATCGAGATGGAGGAGAAGTTGCTTTCGGCCGTGATGGCCAACTCGATGATGTGGAGATTGCGAAAGCTAGGGACGAGGCCGAGGCTTTTAACCAGGCGGCAGGCGGCGATCTTGGCCTCCGTCATGGCAAAGCGGCTGGAGCGCACTTTTCCACTTGAACGCACAGCCGGATTGTGGGAAGCTGCCGAGTGAGTAGCCATAGCCTTGGTCGCTCAATTTTGTGTCCGGCGCGAGAGCTAGAACTCTCGCGCCGAATGTTTTTACGCCAGAAGTTTCACGCCGCCCTTTGCTTCCGCGGAGTCCTCACACTGACGCAGGGTTTTTTCGGCGAGCTCGCGCCATCGGGGAAGAATTCGGCATAGCTCGCTCCGAGCTTGGCCTTTCGGCGTGCGGTGATATTTGCCCAAACTGCGTCAGGATGGCAGTGGAGAACTTGGTAGGTAGCGGCTACATGCGGCGATGAGCTCTGGTCCCAGCTGAACCATTCCGGCACGCCGTTTTGCGCCCAATTGGTTGTGATCCACGCGATGCGGATGTCATCGCGATACCAGGGATCGATCTCATTTTTTTCGGCAGTTTCGAGGTGCAGCAAAACCCTTTCGGTCAGGTCCACGCGCACGGGCTCCTGCTCCGGGAGGGGTGGAGGCGCGGCGAGAGTTATACGCCCTAAAACCGAAATTTGGAAATCGCGCGCCCAGAGCGAAGCCGGGATCGGGCAGAGGAAAAATGCGAGGACCCAGACCAGCAGGCGAACCGAAAAATAGTTCACGCGGCGACCGCCCTGGCATGGCCGGAAAACAATTCCACGATCTTACAGCCGGGGTTGTGCTGCCAGTTGTGACCGCCACAAAAGACGCAATCGGAAGCGATGGTGGCGCAGCTACCAACCGTCTGGGACGGCTTACGTTCGGAAGGTCCGATAACAGGTATTATGTAAAGTAGCTCAGATAGCTTGTTCTGTTAGCGCTCTACATCTTGTAACGGCCCAGATCTTCATCGTTCAAGCCTTCCAGCCATTTTCGGAGTTCTTCACTGGTGACGCGGTCGTTAGCATTCGTCGTGAGTTTCGAGTTCTTCAGGACTTCGTCTTCCACAAAGATCGGGCAATCCACTCTTAGCGCCAGAGCCAGCGCGTCGGACGGGCGCGAGTCGATGCTGATGATTCGTCCCTCGCGTTCGACCCAGATCACTGCGTAGAACGTGTCCTCGCGTAGTTCCGTTACCACAATCTTGTGAACATGGGTATCCAGCCCAACCAACACGTTCTTGATTAGGTCATGGGTCATGGGACGCGGCGTAGCCACCTTTTCGATCTCCAGGGCGATCGCGTTGGCTTCGTAAATACCCACCCATATGGGCAGAACGTTCTCATTAGCAGCTTCTTTGAGGATGACGATCGGCATATTGGTTACCGGATCCATCATCAGGCCGCGAATTTTCATTTCTACTTCCATCGAAATCTCCCGTAATTCCGCTCGTTATGGCACAAGTGCGCCGGCCAGGCTGTTGGGAAAACAACCTGTAATCACAACATTCACATAGCTTCCGAGAGCTAGCAACATCCCCTCGGGCGCTTTGAAATTCAGCACTTTATTCTGCGATGTGCGTGCGATCCACTGTTCTTTAACATCGTTCCTGCCTTCAACCATTACTTCAACTATCTGCCCCATGTGCCTCTGATAAGAAATCCTCTGAATCTCCCGCTGTTTGTCTAGCAGGACATTCAGGCGACGCGCCTTCTCTTCGTCAGGGATCGCATCTTCGAGTTTAAGAGACGGCGTGTTGGGGCGTGGTGAATACTTGAAGCCGAAGATCGCGTCGAATTTGACTTCATCGAGGAGCGAAAGCGTGTCTTCGAAGTCCGCTTCGGTTTCGCCTGGAAATCCAACGATCATGTCG